CAGATACCCTAATCGAAACATATATTGATCTTGCTTCTTCTAAAATTTTTACAATTGACCCAGTGGTTCAAGAAATTCGTAAACTGAATAAAGTTGACACAATCGTTGAAGGTAAACTTCACTACGAATTGTCTGATGGTGTTGTCGTTGCAATAAACGAATCTACACAGGAAAGACTAAATACTTTGTTACAAGACCAACAAGAAATTATCGAGTATATGAGAGAGTCAAAAGAGAACTTCTTACATGTGCTTGAACAAATAGAGGAACAATAATATGGCAATGTATTTTACAACAGTTAGAAATACGAACCAAGAAACAATTATTCACTTTGAAGACGTTGACGCAACAGCTGGTGTTATTGACATTAGCACTTTGGCAGCTTCTACTCAAGTAAGAAATTCAGATACTCCGTTGGTAAACATTGTTCGTTTTGTTACAACTGGAGAATTAGGTTCAAGTATCATCGTATCACGCAATGGTAAGAATGTTATCGCATGCGCCCCAGAAAATGCTCCATTCCTTGATTTAACATCAATGGGTATTTCTGATGGTATTAACCATGATCAAAACATCACCATTACTAGTGGTGCAGCTAAGGCAGTTTCTGGTTATATTACTCTTCGTAAAATTGCTGGCTGGTCTACTAAAGTTGAATATGCTACTTACGGTGCGTATGAAGATGAATCCCGTGTTGGTGCTTCTACTACACTAAGCGGTTCACCAGATAAGGCATAATATGAAACTGATTAGAGAAGTCTACGAAACAACTAACCTTATTGTCGAAAACAAAATCGGCAAGGGTAAACAATATTTCATTGAGGGAGTGTTCCTTCAATCAAACCTTAAGAACCGTAATGGTCGTATGTACCCAGAGCATGTAATGGACAACGAAGTTGGTCGTTATATGAAAGAGTGCGTAATGAACAATCGAGCATACGGTGAACTTGGCCACCCAGAAAACCCTTCAATTAACCTTGACCGTGTTTCTCACCTTATCGTTGATCTTCGTAAAGAAGGCACTAACTGGATTGGTAAAGCAAAGATTCTAGAAACTCCAATGGGTATGATCGCTCGTGGTCTGTTAGACGGTGGCGCAAATCTTGGTGTTTCTAGTCGAGCACTTGGCTCTCTTCAAATGAATAAAGAGGGTGTACAGGTTGTTCAAGACGACTTCATGCTGTCAACAGCAGCAGATATCGTTGCTGACCCATCCGCTCCAGACGCATTTGTGCGTGGTATTATGGAATCGAAGGAGTGGGTATTCGTTGATGGAAAGTTTGTGGAAAAACATATTGAAGAAGTTCAGCGTACTATTCGCAACACTTCGTCTCGCAATTTAGAAGAAGCTAAGATCTTAGCTTTCCAGAATTTTCTGAGTAAAATCAGATAAATAATAAATAATATTAGAACTTATCCAGTTAGGAGAAAACGATGTCAATCGAACAAAAAATCGCTGAGCTACTTGCAGAATCTCGTGCTAAGGAATTAGCTGAAGATGTTAAGTTAGCAGGCAAAGAAGGTGGTCAAAATTCAGCTAAAGGTTCTGCAGCTGCTGGCGATCAATCAATCATTACAAATCCAACTAGCGTAAAGCCAGCTGGCGAAACAGCTAATCCAGACAATGCTAAAAACAATGTTCAGGATGAAGATGAAGCAGCTGATGCTACTGAAAAGAAAAACAATCCAGCTAACAGCTCTGCTGCATCTGGTGACCAGAAGCCAGTTAGCGTTGGTCCTACTAGCATGAAGGCTGGTATGAAAGAAGACATGGATGCACTATTCAATGGTGAAGAATTGTCTGAAGAATTTAAAGGTAAAGCAACTACAATTTTCGAAGCAGCAGTTATGGCTCGCGTAAATGCTGAAGTTGCTCGTATCGAAGAAGAATTCAATGCGAAGCTCGAAGAGAGCCAAGCACAGAATCAAGAGGGTCTTGTTGAAAAAGTTGATGGATATCTCGACTACGTTGTCGAGCAGTGGATTGCACAGAATGAAATAGCCCTTGAGCGTGGTATGAAGTCCGAAATCCTTGAAGGATTTGTTGCTGGACTAAAAGGTCTTTTCGAAGAACACTATATCGATATTCCTGAAGAGAAGTTCGATGTACTAGGTTCATTAGAAGAGCAAGTTGAAGAACTAGAAGCAAAGTTGAATGAACAAGTTGCTGCCAATGTAGAACTTAACAAAGTTATCGCAGAAAGCAAACGTGACGAAATCATTTCACAAATCAGTGAAGGTCTTTCTGACACTGAAGCTGAAAAGTTCAAAGGTCTAGCAGAAGAACTTTCTTACGAAGATGCTGATACTTTCACTGCGAAAGTAAAAACTATTCGTGAAAACTACTTCTCAACCAAGGCACTTACAGAAGGTCTTTCTTCTGTTGTAACAGATACTCCAGTATTGACTGAAGAAGCACCTAAGCGTGTTGATCCAGCGATGTCTGCTTATCTAAGCGCATTAAATCGCAACAAGTAAAAATTTAAATAAAGGAAATTCCAAATGACTATCAATCGTCAAGACTTAGTTAAAAAGTGGGCTCCGATCCTAGAACACGAAGGATCTGCTCCAATCAAAGACCAGTATCGTAAAGAAGTTACTGCTGTTCTTTTAGAGAACCAAGAGCGTGAAATGCGCAAGCAATCTGAAGCTCTTTTCGAAACAACTGGCGTACCAGCTAACAGCGTTGGTTCATACGGTGATACTGGCGGTTTCGCTAAGTTTGATCCAGTATTGATCAGCCTAGTTCGCCGTGCAATGCCACAATTGATCGCTTACGATATCGCTGGCGTTCAACCAATGACTCAACCAACTGGTTTGATCTTCGCAATGAAGTCACGTTACAGTACTCAAGGTGGTACTGAAGCGTTGTTCAACGAAGCAAACTCTGCATTCTCTGGTACTGGTACTCAATCTGGTACACCAACTAGCAGCCCTGTTGCTGGTTCTGGTTTGGCAACTGCTGACGGCGAAGCACTTGGTGGTGGCGGTACTAGCGATGGTTCTTTCGCTGCTATGGCATTCTCAATCGAGAAGACTTCTGTAACTGCAAAGACTCGTGCTTTGAAGGCAGAATACTCAATCGAATTAGCTCAAGATATGAAGTCTGTTCATGGTCTTGACGCTGAAGGTGAATTAAGCAACATTCTTTCTACAGAAATCCTTGCTGAAATTAACCGTGAAGTTGTTCGTACAATCTACCGTACTTCTAAAGTTGGTGCTCAAGTTGGTACTGCTACTGCTGGTACTTTCGACTTGGACGTTGACTCTAATGGTCGTTGGTCTGTTGAAAAATTCAAAGGTCTAATGTTCCAAATCGAACGTGAAGCCAATGCGATTGCTCAACAAACTCGTCGTGGTCGTGGTAACTTCATCCTTTGCTCTTCAGATGTTGCATCTGCATTGGCAATGGCTGGTGTTCTAGATTACGCTCCTGCTCTTTCAACTGGTTTGAATGTTGACGAAGCATCTACTACTTTCGCTGGTGTTCTAAACGGCAAGTATAAAGTATATGTTGACCCATATTCTGCTAACCAATCAGCAACTCAGTTCTTCACTGTTGGCTACAAAGGCACTTCTGCTTTTGACGCTGGCTTGTTCTACTGCCCATACGTTCCATTACAAATGGTTCGTGCTGTTGATCCACAATCTTTCCAACCTAAGATTGGTTTCAAGACTCGTTACGGTCTAGTAGCTAACCCATTCGTTGATCTTGACGATGGATCTGGTTCTACTGGTGACCTAACTACTGGTCGCAACTACTACTACCGTACTGTAGCTGTTACTAACTTGATGTAATCTTGGTTCGGCTCTTCGTAATGATGAAGCCGACATTAAGAAGCGGTGTTTAGAGGGGTCTCGAAAGAGATCCCTCTTTTTTATGGGACTAAATACTCTTATGGCAAATAAAACACTTACATGTCCAATCCCTCAGTCGCTGAATCCACTTTCACCGAATGGGTTTAAATTCGACATTTTAAAACTACCAGAAGTATCTTTCTTCTGTCAACAGGTAAATCTTCCAGGTCTTATTCTTGGTGAACCGATGTTGGCCAACCCCTTTGCTTCTGCTCCAATTCCTGGCGAACATATTACGTTTGATACGCTGAATGTTCAGTTTATGGTTGACGAACATATGTCAAACTATAAAGCAATTTGGAACTGGATCGTTGCTCTTGGTTTCCCAACTGACTATACATTGTATACAAGTTTTACAGGAAGCACTTCTCCGCAAACTATTTCTGAATTGGCAAAGAACTATTCAGATGCAACACTTTCGATTTTGTCTGGAACAAATAATACATCACAGACAGTTCAGTTTGTAGATCTATTTCCAGTTTCACTTGAGTCAATGACTTTTATGTCAACTTCACAAGATGTTCAATATCTTGTTGGCAACGCAACTTTCAGATACAGTTACTATAAATTCTTGTAAAGCAAATTTGACTTTTTTGTAGAATGGTAGTATAATGATACTACAACAATTGAGGATATTATGAATCTAGAACAACTCCAAGAAATGTGGGATGCTGACTGCGTCATCGATGATAACTACCTCGGTGAGCAGTCAACAGCCACACCTAAACTACATGCGAAATACATTCGTCTTGTGGTTGGTGTTAAATTAAAACATACTAAGGCACAATCAGATTATTTGTTGCTTCGTAAAAACAAGTTCCGTTACTATCGTGGGGAATTATCCCGTGATGAATTAGCTGCACTTGGATGGGAACAATGGCAGGGTGTAAAACCACTGAAGAATGAGATGGACGAATTCTTGGCTGGTGACGCAGAACTAAATACCCTGAAGGTAAAAATTGATTACCTTGAAACAATGATATATTTTTTAGAATCTGTTCTCGGTCAGATTAAAGCCAGAGACTGGCAAATTAAGTCAGGAATACAGTGGAAACAGTTTCTCGCTGGACAGTGACAAATGAAAACTGCGATTGACTAAATAGTAATATGAAAACATATTGCTTATACTGGATTCGCTATCCAGATCAATCCAACCCAGAAACAGAGGGGTACATCGGTATTACCTCTGACTTCTCTAAACGTATTCAAACGCACTCTAAATACACCAAGTACGCTCATATTAAGAATCGTATAAACTCTGGTGCTATCGCTTCAATTCTCCACGAAAACTTAACTAAAGAACAAGCGGAGTCCTTAGAAGCTAAGTATCGCCCTGAAGAAAACATTGGGTGGAATTTAGCAAAAGGTGGTAATATTCCACCATCAAGAGTAGGTAAAGTGTCCCCAAATACTCTTTTAACTGGAGACGACAGAACGGATAAACAAAAACTAGGGTCAAAGTCTAGGTCTAAAAAAATTTCAGGTAGACCTGCTAATAATAGAACCCCAGTAACGCTGTTCGGTAAACAATATGAATCTAGAACAGCTGCTTTACTTGATTTAAAATGGTCTACATCGCACTACTATAAATACAAAGAGTTGGTTGCTTCTGGTATGTCATTCGATACACCTGAACAACTTAAAGAATATACATACAAATTGAGGAATGATAAGATATCCAAAACCCGCAAAGAAAAAGGGTATCATTATAATCAGTATACAAAATGATAGTTAAAATTGAAAAACTCGATGAAGTATTTGTCCGTATATTTTCTGAACCAAGTATTGAGAAAGAACTATCGGACTTCTTCACATATGAGTATCCAGGAGCAAGGTTTACTCCGCAGTTTAGAGCAAGACTTTGGGATGGAAAAGTAAGACTCTACGACGCAATTCGTAAAACACTCTATGTTGGTCTGGTGTCCTACGTAGAAGAATTCTGTGCTCGCAATGGGTACCAAATAGAATACCTAACACCAGTCTTAATCAAAAATGGAATCAACGCTACGCAAACAGAAGCGTATGTTAACTCGCTTGATCTTCCAGAAAAAATCGAAATCCGTGACTATCAAATTGATGCTATAACAACAGCATTGGATAACGATAGAACATTGCTTCTATCACCAACGGCATCGGGTAAGTCCTTTATTATCTACTCAATAATGCGATACCATGTCGCAAATAAACGCAAGTGTATTATTGTTGTTCCAACAACATCTCTTGTTGAACAGTTATACGCTGACTTTAAAGATTACTCATGCGTGAACGAATGGGCAGTTGACAGACGTGTTCAGAAATTATACTCTGGTTTTACAAAAGACTTTACTTCCGATGTTCTAATTACAACATGGCAGTCAATCTATCTGCAACCACGCAATTGGTTCAAGCAGTTTGATGTTATCTTCGGTGACGAGGCGCATCAGTTTAAAGCCAAGTCCCTTACGACTGTAATGGAGAAGATGGATAATGTCAAATATAGAATCGGAACAACTGGAACACTTGATAATAAGAAAGTGCACAAGTTAGTTCTTGAAGGTATGTTTGGTCCAGTCCACAAAGTGACAACTACACGTGCCCTTATGGATTCGGGTAAATTATCAAACCTAAATATTACGTGTGTGATTCTGAAGTATGATGAGGAAACTCGTAAGGCTAAAAAGAATATGACATATCAGGAAGAAATGGACTTCTTGGTATCGAATGAAGCACGAAACAAATTTATTCGCAACCTTGCGGTAAAATCATCTGGCAATACGCTAGTCTTATTTCAGTATGTTGAGAAACATGGCAAGATTCTCTTTGATCTAATTAAACAAAAATCACATGACGAACGCAAGATTTTCTTTGTTTACGGTGGAACCGAAACAGCTGATCGTGAGAACATCCGTCACATTACAGAACAAGAAAAAGATGCGATTATTGTTGCCAGTTTTGGAACTTTCTCAACTGGTATTAACATTCCCTCGATTGAGAATGTAATATTTGCATCACCGAGTAAGTCCAAGATTAGAAACCTACAAAGTATTGGACGTGGGTTGAGAAAGAAAGATGGTAAGTCGAGTTGTAATTTGTACGACCTTGCCGATGATTTACACTGGAAGTCATGGAAGAATCATACTTTAAATCATGCAGCTGAACGATACAAAACTTATGCTGAAGAGCAGTTTGAAATAAAAATAGTGGAGGTAAATTTATGAACGAACATTATGTTGTTGTTAAATTGACTTCTGGCGAGCAGGTAATGGCAATGCTGAACTCGGAAGACGAGTCACACATTGAACTTGCATATCCAATGGTTATTCGCATGCTTCCAGTCTTGATAGACGGAAATGCTCATGAGCGAGTTGTCGCTGCTCCATTGTGTCAATTCTCCACAGATAAGTATTATCGTATCCCACGTTCAAGTGTTATGTTCGTTAAAGAATTGCATGAGATTCTGATCCCACATTATACAAGATTGTTGAGCGACAGCGAAAGAAATGTTCTTGTCCAAAGAGACAAGGATGGTAACATTCGTAAGCGTGCAGAAGATCTTGATTGGGGAGATGAAGAGGAAGATCTAAACTCTCTCACCACAGAAGAGATTCAGAAAAGAATCGACATGCTAGAATCGATATACGGAAGTGAAGAGGAAGAGCAGGAAACAACATACTTCATCGAAGGTAATGAAACCTTACATTGATTCGTTTTCAAACCCTACACCGTAACTTTACTCTTTCGTCAAATAAAAAGCAAATTTATTTTCTTGCATTAATTGCAATAATCTTTATTTGACAAATCATACCATTAGAGGTATACTTGAATTTATTATTAGTTGAGGGACAACAGTGGCTGAATATGTAAATAACAAAGATTTTCTTGCGGCGATCATAGCATACAAAGAAAAGATAAAAGAAGCAGAAGAACTAGGTAAACCTAAACCAGTTATTCCAAATTATCTTGGGGAGTGTATTCTTAAGATCGCAACACACTTGTCCTATAAACCGAACTTCATTAATTACAGTTACAAAGATGACATGATCCTAGACGGGATCGAAAATTGTATTCATTACTTTGATAACTTTGATCCTTCAAAATCAAGCAACCCCTTTGCTTATTTCACTCAGATTATTTACTATGCATTCTTGCGAAGAATTTCCAAAGAAAAGAAACAGTCTTATGTAAAGAATAAGATGATTCAGAACATGTCATTTGATCAGTTCGACATTCAAGAACATGATGAAGATGGCCACTATCACAATGCTTACATAGATTTTATGCAGGCAAACAGTAATTTTGACGATTCGTTTATGGAGAAAAAGAAAGAGAAGAAAGTTAAGAAGCAATCTTCTCTAGATGATTTTATTGAAGGTGAGTGATGTCAAACACAGTGAGAGATATTATAAGAAGTCTTGCTTCTGGCGATTACCGACCACGTGTTTCACGTGCAAGAAATCGTAAGGTTTCAAGAGGTTCTAAAAAAACCGTAAAAAGATTTACATGGGATGCTATGGATAACATGGCAAATTTGAAAGATATTATGACTAGTACAGACAATAAAATTTTCCTTGGTGTTTCTGACTTTGATGATTTAATCACAACAGAAATTCTCAAGCGTCGCGTAGAAGCTGGCAAGCAAACTGTTCATCGCGAGACAACAGTGCTTTGCAACAGAGAGAAATGGGCATCATGGGCAGAAGAACAATTCATTGATTGCCTATTGGTTCAGGGTAGCTCTTCATCTGGCTTCATTATTCAAGAAGAAACTGATAACTACATCACATACAATGTGAACAGTAACAGCACAACAATTCGTGCCTTCGGTGACATTGGTTTTGCCGAGGATATCCTTTGTGTAGTTGAAGATAAGTTTTCCGTTGTAACTTCATATATCGAATGGGTATACGGTAGCGATGGTGGATCTGTGAATGTTCCATTGAATCGTGATCGTCTTCCAGTTGACGAGATGTATCCTTTCCTTAAAGGAGAAACTCTTGGTAGCTACTACGATCGATATATGGAATCGTCAGCGAACATCCTTCTTTTGATTGGACCACCAGGAACTGGTAAGACTACATTCATTCGTGGTTTACTTGCACATACAAACTCATCGGCAATTGTTTCATACGATTCAGCTATCCTTGAGAAGGATGGTTTCTTTGCACGATTCATTGAAGATGATGCAAGCGTAATGGTTCTTGAAGATAGCGATGCTTTCCTCAAGTCACGTAGCGATGGTAATACAATGATGCATCGTTTCCTTAATGTTGGAGACGGACTTGTTACAACACGTGGTAAGAAGTTAATCTTCTCAACTAACTTACCATCTATCCGTGATATTGATTCAGCTCTTGTTCGTCCAGGACGTTGTTTCGATATCGTTGAATTCAAACCACTTGGTTATGAAGATGCCAAGAAACTTGCCAGCAAACTTGGTGGCGAAGTTCCAGAAAATGGAACTGTATTTTCCGTTGCAGAAATCTTCAATAAAGCACAAGAAAATAAACCACAAGAAAGAAAGGTAGGATTTCTTTGATCTCAGTTAAATTTACGTTTGAGGACGACCATATTGCAAATGGTGAGTTCGATGACTATGATGACTTCGCTGATTATATCAGAGAGTATTTCCAAGACATGCGTAAGGTAAAGCTAATGGAGGTTCTGCTTGAAAATAATGGTAAAATCTATTATGGATGGCGCGAATTACAGGAGACAACTGGTGTGACGAAACCTTAATATAACAAATACAATCTTAATGGTATCGCTCCAGAAAAACGACTTGGTGCAAATGGTCCAGCGAAAGGAACCCCATGAAGGATGCTATTATAACAGACATTCATTTCGGTGCTCGTAACGATAGCGTTACCTTCATAGACTTCTTTCAGAAATTTTATGACAATACTTTTTTTCCTGCTATCGATGCAAATGGCATTGACACTGTTCTTATTCTTGGTGATACTTTTGATAGACGAAAGTACGTTAACTTTTACTCGCTACAACGAGCAAAAGAAATGTTTTTCGCCAAACTGGAAGATCGTGGCATTACTGTTCATATGCTTGCTGGTAACCATGATACCTATTATAAAAATACTAATGATGTAAACTCGCCAGATTTATTGTTGCGAGAGTATGGTAATGTCAATGTTATTGATGAACCAACAACGATTGATCTTGATGGGTTCAACG